GTATTGGAATGGAACGGCTTGGGATATCGATCCTAGGGAGTATGATGTAGACCACGAGCCGATTACACTTTATACTCCGAAACTAGGAAAAGATGCTGCGATTATCGATTGGGCCATTGCTCGCCAGAGGAACAATCAAAAGATCGATGAGACATTTATTAAGTTCCTTCCTTGGATGTGTCCTAAACTGACCAGCTCTCAAAAAGATTCAAGGCTGCTTGATCAACAGATTCAGAAAGCATACAACGAGTATAAGTCTTGGGATCTGGATATGTTTAACTTTATGGATGATGTAATCACAAACATTACAATCAATCCATCAGAAAAGCTTAGGCAGAAGTGCCCTTACTGCGATCAGGAGGTAACCAGCGCAGTCCAGTTCCCCAGCGGTGTCAAGGTTCTATTCGAAGTACAATCTAAGGCAAAAAAATTCGGAAGTCGCTAACGTTGATATTCCGGTGCATGCCACTTTCGAGGGTGTGATATATGGGTTGTTTAAGATCGATGTATCTAACCTTATTAAGACGAAAGCAGGACTTGCAAAAAACTTTAGGATTCAACCAAGTGAAGTCGATGCGATGCCTTACTGGGAGTATGAGATGTTCCTGACTTATCTCAATGAACAGGTTGAGGAAGAGAATCAGGAGCAGCAAGAACAAATGGAAAAGTACCACGTTCAAGAACATATGGAGAATATGCGTCCGGGAAAAATGGAAAAGACTATGAGTTCTATGACGCCGAAAATGCCGAATTTCTCAAATATGAATATGGGAAACATGAAATTCTAAAAGAAAAGACCTCTACAACAGTGGGGGTCTTTTTAATTTTTCTATAAAATTTTATATATTTCTGTATAAACATTAAATGATAAAATATATGATGACAAGAGAAGAATGGCTTATTCACGCAGTAGAAGAGCTAGACAAACAGGTATTTCATGGAGATTTAAATTTGGAAGGAAGACAGTACCAGGTCGGTGCCGGAAGGTGCCAGGGGACTAAGGGTAGCGAAACTGTTCAGCCTTACGATGGTGAGGATGTAACTCTCGAGGACTTTTTCCCAACCACAATGGCTGTTTCTTGGACTATTAAAGATCCTATTGAATTACTTGGTAATCTTGCACTGGCTTGTGTGCATGGATTTTTTGATGAGAAACTTTGTAACTCAAAGAGATTCAAAGGATTAGCTAAGAAATATGGATTTGACAAACCGTTTAACGTATATAATGGTACCGCAGATCTCGAAGCATCACTTCAGATAACACTTGCCGAACTGGAAAAGAAATATGGTAAGTATCCTGGCAAGGCAGTTTCTTTTAAGAAGGATGACAAGAACGGCACTAGAAAAAAATCGACCCTGAAGATATTTTGTCCTAGTTGTGGATTTGAGATGAGTGTGAAACGCAGGATGTTGGAGAAACATAACAATGGACTTCCTATCTGTCCTTGTGGAACAAAAATGGGTCTTGATCTATCTGATGAAGAAGTTGAACAGACAACGAGCGACTTCCCAGCGTAGTCAAAACCGAACACCAAAAATCAAAGTTTCAAAGACCGACCGAGAAATGTTTCCGGTTCGGTCTCTTGTGGTAGATCCATATTGGAACGATTTATATATGATAAATGATAAACCTAAAAAGAAACCAAACTACTTCAGATGAAAACATTAATTATAGTTATAGCAATCGTCGTGATATTTTGTCTGGTTATGACAGCGATCACTGATGATGATTCTTATGACTGGGAAGTAAGAAAACGAACTGTAAATGGTCAAGATCAATACAACGTGTTTTATAAAAATGACCTAGTAGAGACATTTGACACATTAGAAGAAGCTAAAGAATTCATTGACGAAGAAGAGTCTGAAGATGAGATTGTATATAAAAAATGAGAAAAATAGTTTTATTTACAGACACCCATTTCGGTTGTAAGAATAATAGTATTACTTGGTTCAACAGCCAGAAGAAATTTATAGAGACCGAGTTTATACCATACATAGAAAAAACAAAGCCCGATGAGGTCATTCATCTTGGTGATGTGTTCGACATCCGTTCTACAGTAAGCGTGTTCATAGGTGAGCAGGTTCGAGACCTTTTTAAGAGAATTGCTGCTTTGACGCCCAGGTTTGTCATCATTGGAGGCAATCATGATTATTATTCTCCGAATTCAGATAAGTACAATTCTGTGACTATGATCCTTAGAGACATAGAAAACCTCCACGTGTATTCCTCTGGAGTAACTCTTTATAATCATTGTTTATATCTTCCTTGGTACGAATGGCTTGCAGTTTTGAATAATACCTGTCCTCAAGAGCAGAAAGTACAACTACAAACCTGGATAGATAATGGCCTTGTGAAAAACATATTTACTCATGCGGATATTTGGAGAGAAGACATCCCTATGTTTCGTTCGGCGAATATCTTTTCCGGGCATATACATACTCCGAGATGTGAACCAGCCAAACGTCTATATAATATAGGTAGTTGTTTTCCTCTTACTTTTGCAGATTCGAATCAAGATAGGTGTTTTTATGAATTGATTTTAGACGATTCTGGAAACATCACAAAATTCACTCCGATAGTTAACAAATGTTCTATTAGATTTTGGAGATTTTACGGAAGCGAGATATTTGATAAGTTTGATTCTATATCCCCGGCAGACGATGACTATATTGAACTATATGTATCTAAACAAGATTTGATCAGTTCAGAATTTATTAAAAGAATAGATAAGTTAAACAATTCATATAAGAATCTCTGGTGTATACCTATCATGACTGATATTCAAATCGATGAGTCAACAAATGTAGATAATATCGTATCCTTAGATATGAAATCTATGATACGTAATTATATCCCCGAAGAGTTGATGAATAAGTTTCAAATGGTAGTAAATAAACACGACGAAAGCGACTAAAGATTTTTAGAAATTTGTTATTTTTAATAAAATTCAAAATAATAATATAATGAAGTTAATTTACACAGGTGCACAAGGTACAGGAAAGAGTACAATGTTAAGATTGACTCCAATCGATAATAAGATAACCGAGGTGGTTCGTCAGATGGCGAAGCAGGGGGTGAAGATAAATAGAGATGGGGATGAAGAGAGTCAAAAATCAATTTTTAATGCTTATATGGGTTTGCTCAATCAGGATGGTGAGTGGGTGAGCGATCGAGGATTGACTGATGTCTTGGCTTACACGATGTACCTTTATGCTAACAATCCTGGGTTAGATCTCGGCGATATAATGACTGAACAGCTGAGGGAACTAAGAAACTATAATCGAGAACACCAGGATGTAATATATGTGTATTTTCCTATTGAGTTTCCTGTTGTCGGGGACGGAGTGAGAGACACAGATGAAGTGTACAGATCTACAATAGATCGATATATAAAAGATTTGCTTATTATGTCTAATGCACACTTTATCACGATTACTGGAGACGTAAAAAACAGAGAAAAAACAATCAGAAATTTGCTCGGAAGATAATTTTTAATAGATTTATATATCTCCGAACAGATCTCTTAAAATAAGTATGAATAATTAATAAATAACTAACAATTATATATGGGTTTATTCTCGGATGATATAAAAGACTTACCTGAAAATGACGGGGAGGTTCAAGACGATTTTAAAAACATGTCTTATGGGTGTTTTCTTTATATAGTTTTAGCTTCGGTGCTGACTGCAATATTAGTCATTCTGAAACTGACAGGGGTGTGTGATGCGACATGGATAGAAACAACCGCACTTTTGTGGTTTCCTATGGCAATATTCTGTTTAGGCTTCTGCGTGTTCTTAGTATCTATGGTTGTAACAATCTTGTTGTTTTTGATAGTGTCTGCCGGATGTCTATTTGTAGACTGGGTCAGAGGTTGGTTTAAGTGATTATCTCACTGCGTACCCGTGTCCGTCTAATACAGGTCTGGCCAAATCAGCAAAAACACACCTCTCATCATCTGTGGTGTATTTAACCAATTCTTTATAGAGTTCTTCATCGCGAAGGACTCTATTGTAATATTTAACATTAGTCATCAAAACCGGCCAAGGCATTATCGAACATTTCTGAGGTGTAGATATGGTCCAGTCGTTATTATATGCAGAAATAGATCGTAGAGGGTTCTCAAAATCAAACCAACACATCTCAGGACGAACTTTATATTTAGGTAATGATTCATCATAAGTGTGTTTATAGGCTTCGAATGAAATCGTAAAGTTGTTTACATCCCAGGTAACCAACACCAAATAGGTATTGTTTAATTCAAGACTTAAACTGTTTTCAGTTCCTTCGATTGTTAACTTTAATAAATTATCTACTATATTACATCTTATATCTATAAAACCGAACTTCAATATAGGTTTATCTTCTATATCTTGACTTTGTGGGGTTGTGTTAATTATAAAAGTTAACATTCCTTGGTCTCCGCAAATGCCTTTTTGATATTCTACAGTAGCGTCAAATGATTTGGGTTTATATATATTATAAGATACTATATTACTATGATGACATATATTGTTATCAATTATATTAATAGAATCTATAGTAATAGCATTTCTCACGGAATCTGAAGAGAATATATTATAAAGATTGGTGGCTGCAAATGTTGGAGATGTCACTTGAGGAGTGGTACTTTCACGTTCCTGTTCATTATCTTCAAATTCTCCAAAAACATCCTCGTATTTATTGTCAATCCAATTATCAATAACATCTGAAAAATCCTCAGTGTTTACATTTGTCTTTTCATTATACTTTACCAATGAAAGATGCCATGTCGTAGGTCTCCAAAGCAGCCCTTCGTTTTTTTCATCGTATGCTGAGTTGACTTCCCAGAGGCGTTTCATAAGAGGTACATACACTAAATCTCTTTGCTTCGGAAATGCAGTATCTCCAAATGCATTGGCAAAACTAGCTTTTCCTATATGAACCTCCCAGTCGGTTTCCCAATCAAAATCAAATTCTGTCAGTTTTGGGTTAGATGAAGGCATAGTGCCGTCCGGGATCATCATCTTTAACTGTTTGATATCCACAGCGTTATGAAGAACCCACTCTTTGAATGTATAGTCAACACTCTCTTCCTGTGGGAGAACTCTGATATAATACACCGGAACGCCAAACATACATATCACAGTATTAGACAACTGCTGCTGAAGTAACAGCGCACAATCGAGATTGTTGTATGGTTGAAAAAGGTTGGGGTTGTTGCAAAAATCCTGCAAAAAAACATTAGTAGTATCTAGCGATATGCTGTAACAATCGGTAGCCTGGCCGCTCAGCAACAACTGTCCTAAACTATCAAAAATAAGAATTCTAAAATAAAAATCACTGTCTAAGTACTTACATATCTTGAGATACTGAGAGTATTCAACCCACGGGCTCCAACAAACACCATCAGTACTCCAAGAGTACTGGCAGTATTGTGTTATGTCTTCTGCAGAAGCGTTGGTTATCTTAATTGGCTGAAACACCATAGCTTCTTTCAGCTGGATGATTCTCCTAAGTGCACACGGAGTCCTGCTCATATTAAAAGCATTATTATAGTTAGTACTATTTTGAGACATGTTTTATTCATATATGTTATTTATTGAGCCTCTGCTTGAGGTGTATTTCCTCCATCACTATTTTCAGGATATACTTTAATAACTTTGCTTCCATTTACAAACCACCAAGGTTCACCATCAACCTCTTTCACGTATGGAACATTGACCTTCTGTGATTTCAGACTTATCATCAAGTCTTTCCACTGTGTGTTTTCTTGGTTGATCGAGCTTATCAAGTCATTGACTTTCTGTAGTGTCTTAGCCATAGCGCTCATGACAGATGAATAATCCAGATACTCATTTGCGTCTACTATTATTTCAGAAGATATAATATCTCCGTCGGTCAACGAAGAAACAAATCTAGAACATATCCTGAGACCATAAGAAGTGCCGTTTTCAAAAATAGAATCATCAGTCACAAACTTTTTAACAGAATTGGTCATCTCTCCGCTTTCTATCATGCCTGTGAAGTATATGCCAAGCGGAATATCAGTATATATATTGTTGAACTGTCCTGTCTCCGGGTCATAAGTATTAACATCGTACAAAACCACAACTGTGTTAAAGTTAAAAAATGCATCGCTTTGGTCCTGTCCTTCTTCAATAGATATGGTGTTTCCGGGTGTCAAGTAGTTACCACCAGACGGTTTTACATAACTCACAGCAGTACTAGGCCAATTCTCACTTGACCAACCCTCTGGATAATCACCAGCTACCATTTCATTTCTGGAACTTACTGGAGTAACATTAACTTGAAACGACATTTTCTTTGCAGCGTTTGGAATGTAACAGAACATTTCAGAAAATGAAGTTCCGGTTTTTTCATGTTCCCTAGAACCAGTTAATTCTATAGTATTTTCATACATCAAATAATCCAGCCAGCCCATATCATATAACAGATTCCAAAAGACCTGTTTGAAATAATCATATTTGCTACTCCAATATCCAGTACTTATTATATCACTCCAGTTGTCTTCTTTTTTAGACACTGAGATCAAATTTTCAAACTCATTTTGAAATTTTTGCATTATAGATGTATTGGTAAATGCACTATAATCAACATTCAACGCGTAAAACTTGGAAGGAGTTACATTTATTGATGGCTGGCTTCCAACGGTTTGACTCAAGTCATCCAAATACTGCGAGAATGTAATGAATGTCCCAGTTGGTTTGGTAAGTTCTTTAAATAAATTACAAACTGACATTTCTTTAATTTTAATTTATAATTAAATAATACGATTTATACTATTTTTTCTAAATATTTGATTTCGATTATTTATTTTTATTAAACATTAAATAAAACGTTTTGTTTATGAAGTTATTGAGTAGAAATGAAATTAAACCTCTAAGTTCAGAAGAACTGATGAAGACTTTGCAAGAGTCAATAGACGCAAATAAGAAAGAATTTGACAGTATCACGGAGACAGAGAAACTTGAAAATCTCGAAGAAGAACTGATGAAATTCTTCGATGAAAACGAGAAGTACGTTAAGACACTCGAATATGAACTCCCATCAGAAGCTGTTTTTGAGGGTGAGCGCTTCTCCAAGAAAGATGTTGCAAAACTTATCGTCATGTTTTTGAACAGAGGTGAATACAAGTGGGAGTACACTCAGGGGGCTTACGATCTGGTTAAGTTCTGGAAGAGCAACGACCCGAAGAAGATTCGTTATGGTGTCTATGATAGTACCCTTAGAATGCTTAATCAGTTGAGCTTCAAGGGGTTCCAGGATTGGAAGGATATTCTCACCATTAATGAATACATGAAGGGATGTCACGATGCATACACCCACGACACCGGTTACACTATTTATCTTGCAGAAATTCACAACGCCATCACTGAAAGGATGCAGCTTACATCAAAGCCAGCAGAGCGTGTTGATGAAGCCAAAGGTTAAATAAATAGTTAACTGTCGAGAAAAAGGAGAGCTCATTGCCCTCCTTTTTTATTATATATAATATGAAGAACTTGAAAGATAATATAAGAGAAAGTCTTTTCTCTGGTGGAGATATAGACATGGACGCTATGTCGAAAAACATCGAAGACCTCCATAAATGTGAGATGATTAAGAAGTATGGAGGAGAAGATATGTCTAGAGGATATATAGATATAGAGGTTAAAAACGGCGAAGTGTATCTTTCTCCTTCGGAGTTGCCCGGAAAACATTCAACCGTCCTTCAGCTAGATACGGAACAACTCCCAAAAGATATTTTCCCGTTGAATATTAAACAGTTAGATGGCGACTGTTATTCGTTCATTATAAATGTCCATACCAACAACATCAAATCTCTGGAAGAGATATTTGCTCGTGAGTTCAAAAATAATCTCACGAGCCGTAGAGAAACAACAAAAACCCCATTGATAATTACCATTCATAAATGTGATAATCTGACTAGTCTCAAAGGATGTCCAAAAATTGTAAGGTATTTCTCAATGTTATATAACCACAAACTGAAAAACCTAGATGGTATGCCACGGTGGATTGATGAAGAAATATATTTTTCATCTCCGTATACAGGAAAGGCCTATCAAATAAATCGTTCATATGTGTCTGATCTCGCAGAGGAACTTGAGGGGTTGCACAAGTATGATAACACACCATCTATGAAAGATTGTTTTGAAGAGGATGTTAAGTTCGTAAAAGATGTATATAAACATCTTGATAGAAATTGTAAGGTTGCAAAAGATATAGCCCGCGAACTAAGAAAATTGAAATAATATATGAAAGATTTAAAACCATACATAGACGAATCTTTATTTTCTGGTGACAACGATGAAGATAACATTGCCAAATCTACAGAAGATAACCTGAAGATAGAAAACCTCTACAAACTGATAGACAAACGAACTAGTAGTATGAGTTCAAGTCCAAAAGAACTTGAAAATTTGAATATTGAATTGAAGGATGATTTAGTATATATCTCCACTAAAAGTTCAGGGCCCGTTAATAATACGATGTTCCAACTCAAAACAAATAGAGCGACCAATGTGCGTGACATTTATCCGTTAAATATAAAAGGATTAGATACTGGCCGTTCTAGGTATCCATTCTTCATTGTAATTTCAGATAATTTTGTAAAATCAGCCAAAGAAGTATTTTCAAATGATTTTACAGAGACCACGTCGAATCCAAGCGGGTCTAATTTAAGTCTTTGGTTTATGAATTGTCCTCATCTCAAAAGTTTAGAAGGATGTCCAAAAATTGTAAGATCTTTTTCATTGTTATTTAACCACGATCTAAAGTCCTTCGAAGGCATGCCGTCGTTTATATGCCAGGATCTTTACATAGAAACTAGAGATTTCACTATAGACATAAAAGCAGCGGATCAAGAACACTCAGTCATAAAACCTCACAGGAATGTCCCGGAATCATATGCTTTAAAAACAGCAAAAAACATCTATAGTATGCTAGACCCTAAATGTGGTGTTGCAAAAATGCTTAAATTTAAAATAGAAGAAATAGAATTCAGGCGCGAACTTGGGAACTCGGTGACACAAGCGGCACGTCGGTTGCAGAAAACACAATTTTAAAAGCTGATTTTAAAATATCAACGAAAATTTAATTACAACTCAAATAAACTAATATAAGATGAAAGCATTAAAACCATACATAGACGAATCTTTATTTTCTAACCCAGAGCAGGATGATTCAGATGTAGCCGCTTCAGTTGAGCATACATTGAGACTAGAGAAAATCAATAAATGGCTGAACAGTTGCGGACTAAGACAGTTTATAGATACATCGATAAAGAATAACGAAATTTCCATAACTTTTAATAAGGCTCTGCCGCTTGGTGTTGCACCAATAGATTCTAAGCGGATGAAAGAAAATCTATACCCTTTAAATTTTAAAAGCGTGAATTTTACCAGATTCGGTCGCGAAAAACTAGTATATTTCGTCATAGAAGACAATTATATCCAAAAAATGTCCGATATATTCCTCGAAGACTTTAAAGTTGCTGGTGGTGGAATATATCTTCATGTATCAAATTGTCCGAATCTTAAAGACCTCCATGGTTGCCCGAAAGAAGTAGATAACTTCTATAATTTCAACAATCCAAAAATAACTTCTTTAGACGGAATGCCATCAGTGATCGATAGCACTCTTGTGTTTAAAATAGATCATCATATCGAATATCGTATTTATGGCTATGGTGGAAATACAAAAAAGATGCAACACGATGCCGATTTGTGTAAAATGATATTAGAGCGCGGATACGATCAAGATACTATAAATAAACATATTGCAATTCTTGAAGATTATTATAATCATTTAGATAAAAAATGTGCAATTGCAAAAAGCCTTAAAATCACAATAGATACTATTAAAACTATTCAAAAATAAAAACAACACTATAATGAGAGCTATTTTTAAAACATCATTTGAATCATTATTTGACGGATCGGGTCCGGATATTTTGACAGCAGATAATAATATTCGTTTAGAAGCTGCGAAAGGAAAACTAAACACAGAGAAAAACGGTAAAGACGCGCTGGGACAACCTATAAAAGTAGGAGATATCATTCTTTGGGGTGATTCCTCTGGGAGATTACATGTTAGCATAGTTACTAAAATAACAAACAATACATGTCACTTCCCAATTTATCTTGAACGACTAGGTAAAGAGACAATCACATATGTCGCGCCGTATAAAGTGTTTGTTATAAACCCAAATAAATTAATTAAATAAATAATTTACTGTCCTTAGCTATGGAAGACCTTAAATTGTATGTTGATGAATCGTTATTTTCTGGTGCGGCCGACTCTGATGTGATATCTTCAGTAGAGGATGAAGTGAAAGCTGAAAAAATTCGCGAGTGGTTGGTCGATGGTTGTGGGTTTAACAGTTCATCAAGCATAAAAATTAAAAACAAACAGCTTTATCTAAATTTAGTCACAAAATACACCAATCTTATAATGGAATTAAGAATGGATGAGGAAACAATGAAAGAAAATCTATATCCATTAAATATAAAGCAGCTGACGTTTGGTAATTCTAACCCTACCGTGTCAATATCTGATAATCGTATTAAAACCATAGCTGATGTTTTTCACGAGGATTTTAAATTTAACCAGCCTAATGGTAAAAAAGTCGTCTCACAACTTAACATCACAAGATGCAAAAATCTTAGGTCACTTAAAGGATGTCCAGATGAAGTAGATTATTTCTACAACGCATTAAATAATAAAGACCTTTCTTTAGACGGAATGCCTAGGAAAATTAATTCGGGACTTTCATTCCTTGTAGATAACTCGATGTACAGATTCTCGACACCTGGAAAAGGAACACCAATATCCCATTACGCAAATGCTATAATCAACATAAATCGATTGCGCGACAAACCAAGGCCTTATATACAGAAGTGTTTGAAAATTTTTGAAGATTACTATAATCATATGGACGGAGACTGTGGTGTTGCAAAAGTACTGGGTGGTGTAATAAAAGAACTCCAAAAAGATGTAGAAAAGCGAAATGTAAAAAAATTATAATAAATAATGATAATAATGATATGAAAGAATTAAAAGATACATTAAATGAGGCGTTGCTTAAATATATAGTTCCTGAAACTATTAAATTTAACGACATTAAGGGCATCTTGGCTCAATATCCTGACTATCCATCACAATTTGATTTTGAAGATGATGATTACAAAGGACCAGCAGATGAACCCATTAGGTTGATTTTTGTATGTAATGGCAATAAGAAAAAATTAAAAAATTACTTCAAAAAAAACACTTACATGGATTTTAGTGATTACGATACAGATAGTGATGTTAGAAGTACTGTAAAATTTTATACTCAAGGTCAAGCAGCATATGATAATGCTATATGGATATGTGATAGATCCGAAGGTATATCGAATGCTAGTCTTGAATATGTAATCAATAGGCAATTTAGGACATTGTCATTTATACCTGATGAGAATAAGACAATCAAATACTATATAGTAAAATAAAGACATTTTATTTTATTTCTAATTGATTGATAATCAATATGTTAAGGACTTGCAAACCGCGGGTCCTTTTCTTATTATTTATATCCATCCATTTAATTTCGATTACAAAAACAATATATTATAGTATATGAGTAAAAAGATTAGAAAGCGCTCTGGAAATCAAGAGCCGTACAGTTATGAAAAAATTCTTAATGGAATAGAAAAGGCATTTAAAGCCTGTGGTTATAAAAAAGCAGATTATAGTTATGACGGCGGAGTAAACATCAAAGAAGAATATTTTGAGAAACTTTTCGATGTCGAAGAAATCAGGAATAAAGTAGAAGACATCTTGATGAACTCTAAATACAAAGACGTAGCAAAAGCTTATATACTATATCGTAATAAACGCAAAGAAATTAAAGAATATGTAAAAGAAAAGCAGGAATTTATCAATCGTTATAAGAAAAGTTCCAATACTGCAAATGCAACAGTAGACGACAATTCCAATGTCGGAAACAAGAATGTAGCCGTGCTTAATGCAGAGATACATAAAAATGATAACATCCAGATTTCTAGAGGGATGGTTACAGCAAAGCTGAAAGAGCTGTTTCCAGATTTCGACTCAAAGCAGTACGTAAAAGACCTGGAACATCATATCATTTATAAACACGATGAGAGTTCGTTCGGTGGCGCAATTGCTCCGTATTGTGTGAGTATCAGTATGTATCCTTTCCTACTAAACGGCATTAAGGACTTAGGCGGTCTAAGTGCTGCACCAAAGAACCTGGATAGTTATTGTGGAATGTTCTGTAATTTAGTCTTTGCTATAAGTAGTCAGTTCGCTGGTGCTGTGGCTTGTCCTGAAGCATTATTGTACTTTGATTACTTTGCAAGAAAAGAATGGGGTGATGATTATTATCTTCGTCCTGATGAAGTTATAGGTCAAAGTCGCATAAAAACAAAAACGATTCAAAAACAAATCCATCAGCATTTTCAACAGATTGTATATACCATAAATCAACCAAGCTCGGCAAGAGGATTCCAGTCTGTTTTCATGAACATTTGTTATTATGACAAACCTTTCTTTGAAAGTATGTTTGAAAATTTTGTGTTCCCTGATATGTCTAAACCTCAATGGGAGAGTCTCAATTGGCTTCAAAAGGAATTTATGAGGTGGTTCAATGCCGAAAGACTTCGTTGCATACTTACTTTCCCTGTTGAGAGTTTTGCGTTGATATATAAAGACGGAGAGTTCCAAGATAAGGAAAACGCTGAATTTGTAGCTCAGGAATGGGCCGAAGGGCATAGTTTCTTCCTTTACATAAGTGATACGGCAGATTCGTTGAGCAGCTGCTGTTTTGAGGGGAATGAGGTTATAAAAGTATATGAGGATGATTTTGAATATAATATAAGTCTCCGCGATTTTGTCAATAGTTTGAACGAAAATGTAAATCCAGAAGGAATTGATATATCATCAAAAAATATTAATATTAAATCCTTTGATGATGATGGAAATTCAAAAATTACAAAGATTGTATCGATCTTAAAAAAACTATATTCTGGCAATTTATATGAATTTAATGTTGGCGCCAAACGTATTAAAGTCACAGAAGATCATCCAATGTTAGTCAAAGACATTAGTGACGGGGTGGTAAAAACATTACCGGCAAAAACCGTATATGAAAATAAGGATAAATATTTAATAGCTGTAGAATAGCTAAAAATAAAAGGGTTCGAACTTCGTGAACTTGTAACAGATGTGGTGTTGCATCATATGTATGATGAGGACTTTCATGTATGGTGTACATCCAGTTCAATAATAGTCAATAAATTGATTGAGAGAGGATTGGATGAAGATAAAGTAACGAGGATAAATTAATAATTAAAAATATGGAATTTAAAAAAATAACGTCAGCTAATATAATAGAAGTCAAAGATATAAACGTCTATGATATTGAATTGGATGAAAATCATTATTTTGCAGCAAACGGTATTGTCTCACATAATTGTCGTTTGAAAAATAAAATACAAACCAAAGAGTTTTCATTTACAAATGGAAATATGGGTGTGGAGACTGGAAGTAAATCTGTCATCACACTGAATCTCAGTCGTATAGTACAGGACTGGGCTAAGAGTACAAACGAAATCACGAACTTTGTAAATACTGATGGATTTTATGATAGCCTGACAACATACATTAAAGAAATTCTTGAAAGAGTATATAAGTATCACATAGCGTATAATGAGTTACTTTGGGATATGTACGATGCCAATCTATTAAGTGCTTACAAAGCTGGTTTCATAAGCCTTAATAAACAATATCTTACACTTGGTGTGAATGGTTTGAATCAGGCTGCTGAATTCTTAGGGCTTCAGTGCACAGACAACGAACAATACTCAGAATTCTGCAGAAGAATCTTTTCCGCAATTAAAGAGTCTAATCAAGAACATAACGGAAAGTTCAACGGCCATACCCTTAGCTTCAACACCGAGTGTGTTCCAGCAGAAAGTCTTGCAATCAAGAATTATAACTGGGATAAAGCTGATGGTTATTGGGTTCCAAATGACACAAACCTCTATGCTTCATATATCTATAAACCAAACGATACTAGTGTAACTATCCTGGATAAGATTAGGATGCATGGAAAAAATTATATAGGCGACTACCTTGATGGTGGAAGTTCTCTTCATGGCAACCTAAGCGAACATCTTAGTAAAGAACAATATCTACATCTTATGAAATATGCCGCAGAAAATGGATGCAGCTACTTGACTTGGAATGTCCCAAATAGTGAATGCTGTGATTGTCACTATATTACAAAGGTTCCGATAAATAAATGTCCTAAGTGTGGAAGCACTCATATTGATTCTGTAGATCGTATAATCGGATATTTAACTAGGATTAGTAATTGGAGTTCAGGCAGACAAGAAGAACAAAAAACAAGAATCTACAGTAAACGCGAAGAGATCGGTATTTAACACCGATCTTTTCTTTTGTTCGCGTTATTTAATTTTATTCAACTATTATATTATTATATTTTCATATAATAGGATATCTCACAATGCAAGCACATAAACATAAATATCATTATCTATATAAAATCACCAACAAAATCAATTCGAAATTTTATATAGGTGTGCATAATACAGATGATTTGAATGATGGATATATGGGTTCTGGCATAGTTCTTAAAAAGGCTATGAGAAAATACGGGAGCTCGAATTTCATCAAAGAATATCTAATGTTTTTTGATACACCAGAAGAAGCATTTGAAAAAGAAAAAGAACTTGTTAATGAAGAACTGGTTAAGCGAAATGATTGTTATAATATGCGTGTTGGCGGCACTGGTATAGAAAGTTTGGGATTGATTCGTGTATATGACGAGCAAGGTAATGAAATAGTAGTTTCAACCGATGACCCAAAATATATATCGAAACAATACTACCCAATCACCAAAAATTGGGTCAACACCAGAGATAAAAACAATAACATAATCAGAGTCAAAACTAGTGACCCGAGATATATTTCTGGTGAATTAGTACACAATACAAAAGGATATTCTGTTGTAAGAGACGAAGAAGGGAATATTTTTCAAATATCTACCGCCAATCCAGATTATAAAAGTGGAAAGTACAAATCAATAAATAAAGATTTTGTCATTGTCAAAGACGAAGAAGGGAATACAAAGAGAATTTCTGTAACAGACCCAGATTATAAAAGTGGTAAGTATAAACATATCAATACTGGTATGTATATGATGAAAGATAAAGATGGTAATATAATTCGAGTGTCGGAAAATGACGAGAGACTGAAAACTGGAGAATTGGTGGGCTTAACTAAAGGATACTTAACTGTAAAGGATAAAAACGGAAATAAAATAAAAGTAAAGGCAGGAGACGAACGATTTGCTTCCGGAGAATTGAATGGGTATCGCAAAAATCTAGTCACAGTGTTAGATGAAGATGGAAACCGCATAACCGTAAGAAATGACGACCCCAAATTTTTAGATGGAACGTATCGGGCCCTATTTGCAGGACATCGTTGGGTTAAAAAAGACGGGGTGAGTAAGCATATTAAACATGAAGATGTGGATTATTATTTGAATAATGGATGGAAACTCGGAAGGATATTAAAAAAGAACAGTACAAAAAATGTTAACTTACAAAGACACAGCCATAGTTTTCAGGGAGATTCCTGATGAGGTCACGCTGGCAATCAACATAGCTGGCTGTCCGGTGCATTGTCCGGATTGTCATAGCAAACACCTTTGGAAGAATGATGGTGTTGTCCTGGACCTATATGAACTAGACCACCTGATTAAAAATAACCCTGGCGTCACCTGCGTCAGTCTTATGGGTGGAGACAACGACGTACAAGCAGTACATACCCTGCTTCATTTCGTGAAAACAAACTACGATTTAAAGACCAGTTGGTGGAGCGGACGCGAGAATATCCCAGACTGTGAGTTTCTCAGCGTGCTAGATTATCTGAAATTAGGTCCTTACATTAAAGAAAAAGGTGGTCTCGATTCTAAAGAAACCAATCAGAAACTTTATAAAGTAGTTGCAAAGGACACTGAAGTCTCTCCGGTTGTAGGATTTAACGATGATGGAGACGAGGCTTATTTGTCTGGTCGGTACTATGAACTGGAAGACATCACAAATAAACTTTGGAGAAATGAACAATTTAGTTAGTTATATTAAATGTGACTCTATAGTGAAGCAATACGCGAAAGAATTTCTTAATGTTGAAAACATAGTAGATGACAAGTATCAGCATTTTGTAACTAGACTCAACGAATGCCCTAGGTTTAAAGAAGTAGCTGCTGCATATTGGAACAAAGATATGTTTTCTGCGGGAAAGAAACATCTAAATCAAATACTAGAACTGCTCAGAGATAAAGACTATAAGAAGTTAATCCAGGATATTAAACAAGGGGACCCAAAGGGATTCTGTGATGAATTTATTAAAGTCGACCGAGAAGCCGCAGCATTTGTTTTTAGTATGATGAAAGCGGTCTCGTACGTATCTATTTTTTTAAGAAATCATGTAAATATCTCTAAACAAACACTCGAGCTATTTTCCGAAGTATTTAATAATGAAACAGTTACAAATCTAATCAAACAAACAGTAGAAAATAAAAACTTGCAAGATCTTGAAGGAACAGCCTGCATGAATACCTTGGGGTATATGCTATATGTTAAAAAGCTCAGATCTGAGTTAATTGACGTGTCTTTAGAAGAAATTGAAAGTGCGTTCGTTAAAGTCTTTGCAATTTATAGGGACAAATGCAAAGAATACTATAGAAAACATATATTAACTTTGGATTTGACAGAGTCACAAGTACACAATATCATATATGGATTGACTCATGGTGTTATCAACTGCAGCGATTTTTATGTCAAAAACCCGTGGGATACTAAAAACTCAGATATCAAAAGCTTGCTCAGGTCATCTTATCGCATACTATATACGATACTGCGAACATCCAAATCGGTCGACTATAAGAATTTAAACGCAGATGCCTTAGCTGAAATCTTGCTTTGTCTCAAGATGTTAGATCCTGAATGGAAAACCACCCCGACTTTTGCTGATGCCTTATACAAACTCGAGGGTTATTTTGATTACGAAAGTCATATAATGGTAAACCAAAATGACGATAAGTCGCTTGCCTCAAATGAACATACGAATATTCTTTATATTATGGTTCATAACTGGGACGTTCCTGAGATTCAAAAATAAACATTCGATAAATATAGGATTTCAAAAATTAGAAGAGATACCTAACCGGTATCTTTTTTATTATATATACATATGTTGAAACCAAGGTGTCGTAACAACTGCATCAGAAAGACCCACCCACGAGTTCACTGGACGAGGAAACATGGGTCGTGGAAACCGAAACATCCGTTTCAGGATGAGCAATCTGCAAAAAATTATATAATCAAATATAAAATGTCTAAATACGAAGCATATATGTGTCCAGAGTGCGGGAAATGGCATATTGGATACAAAAAAGACTAAATTTTTTTCATCTTTTCTTATATATACTTATATGAGTACTGAAATATATAAGTATTACAATCCAAATCCTGATGCTAAACCGGGAAAGCGCTGGCACAGAAGCGACTGTGTCATTCGCGCGTTTGCATGTGCTCTCAATCGTAGATGGACAGAAGTCTACAAAGATCTCTGTGAGATAGGTCTCAAGAAGTTTGACATCCCGCTTGGAGAACGAGTCATAAAAGAATACGCGAAGAAAAACGGGATGGAGCAGGTCTCTCTTCCGGTCTATACTAAGTTACGAGACTTCGCAAAAAAATCCAAAGGCACTTGCATCTGCAATCTAAGGGGTCATATGGTCTGTGTCAAAGAAGGACAGATTTGGGACACCTGGGATTGTAGTCACAGCACAATGAAAACCTATTATAATTTTACAAAAAAGTGAGTTTTGAACTAAAGATATCAATGATATTTATTATTTAACATTAAATAAAATTCAATAAACATAATATTATGGATAATAAATTTAATTTTTTTGGTGTCATCAACGGAAAAGAGTTTGATAGCGTAGCTGACTACAACGAAGAGATGACTCGCTTGCTGAACAAATTAGATAACGGAGAAAATGTCACGATCGAAGCCAGCACTGAGTCGAGGTATGGATTCGAGGGTTGCAACACCCAATGCGATGTCGAGGATAAGGTTACTTGTGAGCAGGAGGAACTGGATAATTCACCAATCGAAGTGCCGCCAACATGTAACGAAAGTGATGCTTCTGAGAAATGTGATCCAGAAGAGCTTCACGAACTCGATCATTTATTCGATGACATGAGCGGAGATCTACAGAATGACAGAGAGGTCGCTGCTAAAATCGTCGGAGACTTTGACGCGCTGTCTGCTGACCTAGCCTCAATTTTGGCACACAGTGGAGAGGGTAATCTCTTTAACACTGAAGATCTTTTGTATCTGCTTACTTTGATTCAGCGTAATCTGACAGAGATTATCAACCACAAAGAAAAGGCAAACCGTATCCTTAACGACACCAATGACGTATATTGTAAACTTCTTAAAAAGAAGGACGATCTCGTGGAACGTCAGAGCAAGTTGGCGGAAGAATATCATGAAATCGCAGATGAGATTGCATCTATCATCCGTGAAATGGACAACGAAGAACTCAGGAACAGTCATGTGAAATATGAAATAGCTTCTCATGTGAAAGAGACTTGCAATGAGTTGATCACCAGATTTAACGAAGTGATAAACGAGTTTAAGAAAAAAATCTATCATAACTAATGGAGGTCTGGGAATTCATAAAAAGAAATCTCGGTTCAGTTGTTTCGATTTTGGTTGTTCTTTTATTGGTTGTTGGTATATATAAATACATCAATCTGAAAAAGAATTATGATTCCTCAAAACACAACATCGAAGTAATGCAAGACTCCGTTCGGCAGGTTCGCCTCAAGAACGGAGAATTGCTTTCTATGAGAGAATCGTATATACTTAAAGAGAAAGAACTTAGTGATTACTTAGAGCTTTCTAATAAAGAAGTAAAAGACTTAAAGAAAAAATTAGGGTCGTCGTTGAGCGAAATAGCGAAATTAAAGGGGTCAGTAACAATAGATACTGTCATTACTTATGTATCAAAAGATTCTATTATATATAGATCAGACTCTTCCATCTCAGCAAGGTTCAAATACGATGACAAGTGGCTTCAGTTCAAGGGTTCTTTTGACATCAATCCTGACACATCTAAAGTGTCTATCTACGACGTTAACATCCCGATAGATGCTACGGTGGGCTGGTCCAAGAAGGGTAAATTTTTCATAAGCAGTCCAAACCCATATGTTAAGTTCAATAATATCAATTCTGCTACTATTAAACCTAGCTCCATTTCAAAATGGCATGTTGGGTTCCAGGGTGGTGTATATGTCATCTATGACGCAAAGTCAAAGAAAGCCAAGGCAGGTCCAGGAATAGGATTTGGTATCAGCAGGAGTTTTTAACTATTATTATAATATAAATTAAAAAGCATATGATGAAAGATATAAAAGACTTTATAAATGAATCTATAAAGGTAGATGCCGAGAAAGAATGGAAGAAGTACTCTACCAAAAAACTTGAAAAGATAGTAGACAAGGAATGGCCTGCTATGCGGGAATTTTTTGAAGTTCTGGTTCCGGTAGCAGTGAAGTTGAACAAGTCGCCAAAGTTAGTCATGTTTTATCTGTTAGATACTATCGATAATGGATTAATTCCAGAATTTGAAGACATGTCGCTGTCAGATGCTACTGGTGATTTTGAAGCTTGGCTTACAACAATCGACGCGGACATGGAAGGCACAGACATAGATTCATATATCCGCGGTTGGTAAAATAATTACTTTGCACACCATTGCTGAATCCCTGTGAGAACTTTAAAGTTCCTGCAGGGATTTGTTATATTTAATTAAATGTTATATTTGTTTTCTATGAAAGTTAAGTTTAAGAAACTAGACCCCAATGCAACTATCCCCACGAAGGCCACAGCTGGCAGCGCTGGGTTTGATCTTAGGGCAACCAGTAGAATTAATCAAAGCGGTTCTTGGGTGTATGGAACAGGTCTTGCGATCGAGATTCCAAAAGGACATGTTGGGCTTATTTTTCCTCGGTCGAGCGTGTTCAAAACCAACCTCGGTTTGAGAAACTGCGTAGGAGTTATAGATTCTGACTACAGAGGGGAAATCACGTTGAAGTTCAGACCGGATGCAAAATATCCGATAGTATACAACATCGGAGAGGCAGTAGGTCAGATAATCATACTGAAGACACCTGCTATTGAATTTGTTGAAGCAGAGTTACTCTCTGACACAAAAAGAGGCTCCGGGGGATATGGAAGCACAGGAAAGTAAACATCTTTATAAACAATCCCAATATGAAAACTAAAATTCGTGCATCTATTTGGGCATTTATAGCAATGGCTATTGAAATTTATATCCTCTTTCTTCTGTGGGGTGCTCCTAAAACCATAGAGCCTGGTGAGGGTATGGCTATCTGCCTCGGCAGCTATACTTTTTTTCTTATATTTCGCCATGAGCTGCTTGATGAATGGAAAAAGAAGGATAAAGAAAATAATAATTAGTGTATGAAATGTGTTGAATTAAAAGTAATTGTCAATGTCCCTGACGATTATGAGTATGGATATCCACTTGACATTCTTATAGACGAAAATTATAGGGATGATATGGAAATTACAAGAGTTGAAATATTAGATGAATATGATTGGTAAGTATGGAGACAAATGAGTACATAACTTATAGTTCACAAATGCTGTATTGGAACGGATATATATATTTTTGCCTTAATGTGAACAATTACGAAACAATTTATTATTAGGATATGATTAAAGATGACTATTGCAATTTTGAAACAGCCAAACTCTTGAAAGAGAAAGGGTTTGATGGAGAGTGTAAGAAATACTACAATCTTAAAATGCTTACAAATCCTTATTACGGTTCTGAATATGTCAGAAATAGAAATCTAAAAGATGAAAATGACTGTATTGCTCCAACTCTTCAAATGGCAATGAAGTGGTTGAGAGAAACGCACAATATACACCCAAACATAATAGTTGAGGCGTATGGGCCGTGTGCAACCTATAGGATTGACAGAATATTCGACGGCTATGAAGAAAAATGGGTTGACTTCAAATCGGATGAGAACCCAAGCAATCTATACAGCAAAAGAGAAGAAGCCTGTGAAGCAGTGATAAAATACTGTTTAGAAAATTTAATTTAGTTATGACCGCCGAAGAAAAACTTACTCTCATTAGAAAACAAGCACAAGAAGAGTTCGTCCACTTTTCAAATGCCTACCATGATTATTATGGTTCTCTTGGACACGCAAAAATTGAATGGGTGAGGAAGTGGATGGATTGGATTGATAATCTTTGTGATGAAAATCCAGAATTTATGGAAGATTACACTGGAAACAAGCGTGAAGAATGGGAAGATGAGGCATCGAAAATCGCGGGTTCTATAGATTATTCCAACATGAGAACCCGTATTGATATTTTTAAAAGAGGATTTCATGAAGGATTTTATTACGCTAAACAAGATAAGAAATAATACAACCAAATATGATATGAAAAAGATTTTGACAATTATTTTTACTATTTTTGCCGTAGTTTTTCTCGCAGGGTGCACAGGTGGCGTAAATTACCGTATGAAAGTTGAGGAAGGAGATATAAGGAAGACCTACACGAATGAGTATGTTCTTACAGAGATTTGTAATGGTTCTGATGGGTTTGGCACTCCAACTTGGGATAAGGTAGCGGTTGAAAAGATTGACTCATTGTCGTTAATCATGAAAAACAATTATAAATAAAAACTATGACAAAAGAAGAAGCAATAAGGCGCATCAAAGCGTGGAATCTTGATGCGGATGATATGGAAGTACTATCAGAAGTAATTCCAGAGCTCAAAGAAAATGAGGATAGTGAGGATGAGAAGATAAGGAAATGGCTATATGACTATATAAGCAATTGTCCTAATAATAACTTTGCCTTCTATGGTGGGGTCGGGAAAGATGCTGTCTTGAACTACCTCGAAAAGCAGAAAGAGCGTGGTGAAGCAAATTTTAGAGAAGGATATCTGCATGGATTTGAAGATGCACAAAAAGAGCAGAAACCCGTGGAATGCATCAAATTTGACAACGAATTTGAAAATCAAATCTCCCACCTTATCGCTTCTGTTTTGAATGGCGAATATGAATATAACGAAGGATTTGTTAAGTATGTTGCACAATCGCTGCTAGGATATGCCAGGAAAGAGCAGAAACCCATAAATAATAGCACCAGGGAAAAAATCATTAGTAGAGCAACATCCGAAAAACAAGTGGTTCTTATTTCAGAATCAGGCGGTGAAGCAGAAATTGGTTGGGACACTCGTTCCTTGGAAGATGCAAAGAAATTGTTAGAGTATGGACTTGCGTTTATCAATAAGAACATCACAAACCCTGCTGAAAAACAGAAAGATAGCGCATCAAACAGTTTTGATGATGTGTGGGATGAAGAGGACTGCGAAGAGATTATTGCCGAAGGGCAGAAATTGACTCCAAGGTTTAAGGAGTTACTTAAAGAAGTCTGTCATGCTTGGTATGATAGAGGTGTTAAACTCGCAGAACAGAAAGCAGCAGAAACTCCACAATGGATGATTGATTTTCTGAATGATATACTCTCATCTTGTATCATATATGATGATTATGTTAGAAGACGAGAGTATCAAAGTAAAGTTCTTGGTATTATAAAGTGGCTTGAGAATCAGAAAACAAAAACTCCTCAATGGATGATTGATTTTCTGAAAGAGATACAGCCTTATTCTATAAATAAGGAAGAGTATGCAGGTTACGCCGGAAGGATAGAGTTTGAAAGTAAAATTCTTACCATCATAAAATGGCTTGAAGGTAACTTTATTCAGCAGAAAGAGCAGAAACCAGCAGAGTGGAGTGAAGATGATGAGAAAATGCGAACAAAAGTTCTTGAAGCTCTCGATGCTTATGCCGATCATGTGCAATATACGGGTTTTTGTGCTAATTCAGAATTTATACGAAAAGAACTAATGGGTTGGCTCAAATCCCTCCGTCCACAATCTAAAGATGAAATACACAAAGAGAAAAATGAGAAACCTAAACACACGGAAGTATGGGTAGAAGGTAGGACAATCTTTGAGCAAGATGCAAATACTTTTGTTAACACTGAGGGAAAACCAGAAGCCAAACTCACAGGATGGGTTGCTAGGGATAAAGAGTGTGATCCTTATTTTAGACTTGGGTTGATTCTTTTTAAGGAGGGGAAACCCCAAAGATCTGGTAATTGTTGGAACGGAACAATTGCTTTACAACTCCCTTGGGAGAGTTTCCCAGATCTAAAATGGGAGGATGAGCCTATAGAAGTTGAGATAACTATTAGAAAGAAATGACGTTGACAAAATAGAATTTATGAATAAATACAAAAACAACCAACTATGGACAAAATACTAGCAGTAGACTTTGACGGAACGATCGTAGAACATAAGTTTCCTGCAATTGGAAAACCAATTCCTGGTGCATTTGAAGTCCTGAAGGCACTCAAGAAAACCGGCGTGAAAGTGTTTCTCTGGACTATGAGAGGTCATCCGGATTATAGTAAGTATGGCCACACAAATTATGAAACAGGAGAACACATTGAACAGGACACTCTCCAGGAAGCAATAGACTTCTGTAAAGAAAACGGATTGGAATTTGACGGAATCAATGAAAGTCCGGCACAGTTCTCTACATCCAAGAAACAATATGCGCAGATCTATGTTGACGACGCAGCTCTGGGATGTCCAAGAAACAGAACAACTGGACAGGTAGATTGGATTGAAATAGCAGCATTGCTTTTTAGACTGGGGTGGTTAGATCTTAGTAAAATCACCAGTTAAAAATTTAAACAAAAACAACTAAAGAAACCAAAGTCATTTGTTATTTTTAATAAACAAACTGAATTCTATATGAATATTATTAATGGACAGGAACAGGACATCCAACTTGTAAGGATGTGTTATAATTGCAAGGATTGCCAAGCTAAGACAGGTACTAACGAACTGGTATGCACAAACGAAGCAAATAAAGAAACCGCTGCAAAAAAGATCCGTGAAAAAATCATGGGGTTGTCTGAAGGATACAAACCAGAAAACATCTCGTTTGATCTGGTACCAGTACCTCTCAAGGCACCGGAGCGTAAGTGTCCAAACCACACCTACGACATCGATCGTATACTCAATTACCTGGGTGCTATTTCAGATGACGCACGCGATGTTTCATCCAATAATACAGCAGAGTAATGAATTATATTGTTTTTGGTGATATACACGGAAGAACGAATTGGTTACCGGTTGTAGAATCAAACATAGGCCAACCGGTAACTTTTATTTTCCTTGGTGACTATGTCAGCACCCACGAAGATATTTCAGCTGAAAAACAAATGTCTAACCTGGAACAGATACTTTCATTTAAAGAAAAATATCCAGACAAGATCATTCTTCTGCGCGGGAATCACGACTTGCAGCATCTGGGGTATTACTGGGCGCAGTGTTCAGGATACTTTCCTGATGTCGACGAAGAAATGACTAAAATCCGCGATAGGTTCTTAGAAGATACTCAATGGATATTCCTCGACAAGGAAAGAGGTATTTTGTTTTCGCATGCTGGCGTTACCAATACCTGGTTGAGAAATTCAAAAGTGAGCATAGACGAAGTAAACGATCTAGAGCCCGGCAAGTTGTTTGGATTTACTCCCGATAGCCCTTGGGATGTCTATGGAGATTCTATAACTCAGCCGCCGACTTGGGTGAGACCAAAACCACTTGTCAACGATGCATACCTTGCTGGAGAATTGATCCAAGTGGTAGGTCATACAACATTGTCTAAAATTATTGATTTACATGACATTGTAACTCCGGTCAGTGGTGCTATAGACCCACCACAGATTCCACACGTATGGATGTGCGACTGCGGACTTAAAGAATATCTTTATATAACAGATGAAAAGATCGAAGCGATTACAATAGAAAATAGTTAACTTTCATTTATTGTTGTTATGAAAAATATAGTGGCATACGACGTAGAAACTACAGGTCTCAATAAAAAAGAAGACTTTATCATACAGCTTAGTGCAATTAAGTTTTCTCCAAACTGGGAAATCCTAGGTGAAAAAAACTGGTATGTGCTTCCTATTCATAAATTTGTAATCAGCGAAGGTGCATTCAAAGCTCACGGAATCACTGAAGAATTTTTAAAGGAGCACGGACAGTCAATGAGTGTTGTAGGACCAGAGTTTAACGAATTTTGTAGGGGCTGTGATCTGTTGACATATAATGGAAATCATTTTGATATTCATTTTATCATCAAAGACCTGGCTATGGTTGGTGTGAAGTTTGATATCTCCGATAGGACGTTGTATGATTCTTATTCGATAGAATGTTTGTTGAATCCTAGGACACTGGGGGCTGTGTATAAAAAAAGATGCGGAGACGATCTGGAAGGGGCACATAACTCAATGAACGATGTTCGAGCCACTATAGATGTTTTTAAATCTCAGGTATCAGAGATGGGACTGCCGCTTGAAGACGTAGCAAGGCTGGATGAATGCAATGTATTTTGCCTTGAAGGCAGTCTTCGTTTGGCCAATAATAAAAACGAAGAGGATAGAGTAGTATTCAATGTGGGAAAGTACAAGGATTCGGAATTTATACATGTTATGAAAACCGACCTGAGCTATATTAAGTGGTTTGTAACCACCCTAGGCGAACCAACGAGAAAACACTTGGTTGATTATATAAAGAAATATAAAGACATTTATCAATAATGAAAGAGTCTCTCAACGACATAAAATGGCAGTTGAAGATTGCAAAATCCGTAGCTGGTAGACGAGATATGTCTATAGCTAAGAAAAACGAATGGAAACGCCGCGCTCGTCAGCTAGAGAAGAAGAAAGAAACTCTAGAAAAACAGGAAAAACGCAGAAACAAACTAAAAAATCACTAAAATTTCACTAAATTTTTCTTTTCGTTTGTTATATATAGATATAATTATTATATTTAGTATCTAAAATAACAAGCATGAAAAAAAGTATAATCGAAAAAGTCTCCGGCTACATCAACGACAAAGTTAGTTACCATCTAACATTTCAAGAAGAAGGAGTACGCAGCCTTCTTGAAGAAGTGCTCAAGGACAAGGAGACTCTCAAATACACTCTGCCATCTGGGTTGTATTTTGTTTCCAATGACAAGCTGTCTATAAAAATCAAAATAGCACTGAGTGCTGTGCATGTCCTAGTAAACGGTTCGATGATGATTGTAGCTTGCAATAACCAAGCCACAGTAAAGTTTAGGCAGATGGTATTGGATGCTGCTATAGCTGATGTAAAGGAGTTAGATGAAAAACTCAAAAGCGAATCAGAAGACTTTTCCAACGCAATCATCAATAAGATCAAAGCTGAAATTGACAAATAATATGATAGACATAAAGAACAAAGCAGATTATTTAAAACTTTCTGAAGTTGATAAAAACAAGCTTGCTTTGAAATACGAACCGCTTGTTAATAAAATAACAAAGCAATTCCAAGAAAAAACTCACATAGAATGGGAATCCATCAAGTCAGCGGCTTATGAAGGGCTGGCTCTTGCCTTTAATACATTCGATAGCAAAAAGTCAAATATGAAATTTCTTTCATATGCGGCATTTTCTATAAGAAACAACATACTAACGAGCATCGACAATGAATTGCGCACAGTGAAGTTGTCTAATTACGCACAGAAGAAAGCCAAGGAGCGCGGAGAGGCATTATTTAACTCTATGAGTCTCAATGTGTTATCTTCCCCGGACTCTGATTCAGATAAGACTTCTGCAGAATATAGATATGGCTGTTATAACACAGATAAATTCTCAAACGGAAATGTATATGAATATTTATATAAGAGACTTGGGTCTGCATTTCCGGAAAAGGACTTAAATATTTTTTATCGTAGTTACGGCCTGAATGATTTTGATATTGAAAAAGGCAAGGACCTGGCTAAAGAATATAATTGTAGCGAAGGGTTGATTTCTCAAAAGAATAAAAAGATAATACAATACATACAAAACGATAACGATCTTCGCGAAATGCTGAGTTCTCTTTTAACAAAGTAGTACGTTATGAGTTTATTCAAAGAAATGGATTTGGATGATCCAATCACACCGGAATTCCTCAAAGAGCAAAAGTTCCAAATTAATTATTGGGGGTCGCCTAAATACGACTGCAATGCGCCTGGGAAGCATCGTTTTTTTGATTGTCAGCGAATATGGGAGAAAATTGTTTTTTTATATCCTTGGGTACCCAATCTGGGTGCTATACCCGGTCGACACATTAATGATTATACTGATAGTATTATTGTCACATATTTTCCTTCGGGGTACTTCGGTGGGCATCTCGTTACTTGCGACCGGTTGTTCAATAGTCCTCAGGATATTATTTTTGCTCAGTTTCCGACGTGGTTTAGGCACGAGAGCTGGTTCAGAAAATTTGTAACTAGTTCCGGCGCAGATTCTCCTTCTTTATACTCCTCCGATCTGGTATTCAAATGTAAAAATAAAGCAGACTTTTTAAGTATATTATTTCAAATCCAGAATTTAACAGAAAATATAAAAGAATATGATAAAAACTAATTGTGAATTGCCTGTTGGGTTGTTTGACAAAAACATCGAACTTAACGATTTCGATTTTATACTTTACCATCTTTTAAGCAACAAGAAATATAAAGAGTATTACTCCAATCTGCCAGAGGATAGAATGACCATTCTTGATACCAGCGCTTATGAATTTTATATAAAGAAAAAGAAGTTTAATGCTGAAGATTATATCCAGGCGATAAAGACATTAAAACCAAATTTCTTCCTGCTTCCAGATACTTTGATGCGTATGGAAAAGACTATAGAAGACTCTGTTGATTTTCATCGCAGATACAGTCCGGAAATATACACATCGACTGGTGGAAAAAGTCTCCCTATGGGGGTTCTACAAGGCAACTCCCCAGAAGAACTTATAAAGTGCATCAAACTGTACAGAATGCAGTGTGTATATGATGTTGCGGTTCCTTTTCATAATTCTTTTTACAAAGAAATTAAAGTTGATAAGGACATTCGAGAAAAGTTTTTAAAATTCCATGGTGGAGGACCGGCGAGCGAGGATATGAAGTACGCTATGGGCAGAGTGCAGTTTCTAAGACAGAATGCAGAGTCATTTAAATATGCAAATCACATTCATATACTTGGTAGTCATGATCCATATGAAAAGGTTTTTTACGATAAAATCTTTCCGGACAAAGAACTGACGATGGACACGGGTTACCCTGTGAAAATAGCTATAGCTGGTTGGGAGTTGGGTAAGACTAAGAATAAACCAGATATAATTTTGGACGAGTTTCTCGAAGAACCTATAGACCCAACTGTGGAAGAATTGATATTAAATAACATTAGACTTTTTAAATCATTAAAGTAATGCTGATGGGTTAGTCTGTGTAAAACGGTGAGATGTGTAATTCATTGAAAATTAAATAATTATATTATGGAAACAAACAATATATCAAAATTTAGAGAACTTTTACGCAAAGGAGAAGTTAACTTTAGTTATAAAAAGATCGATGGAACAATAAGAGAAGCTCGCGGAACTCTTGATTTTAACATGATTCCGGAGGAGTCGCATCCGATTGGAACAGGCAAAGCAACATCAGATTCAACAATCTCTTATTTCGACTTAGATAAGAACGCCTGGAGAAGTCTCAGGGCAGATAACTTAATAAGTTTCGGAGAATAAATATATTAGTTATATGGAAGAGAGAACAAAAGAAGAACAAAATAGACTTATTGATATTCTCGTCGAGAGATTGGATGAAGGAGAAGTACATTTTACATACAAGAAAACATCCGATGAGATCCGGGAAGCGAGAGGTACAAGAAAAACGTCTTTGATTCCAGAAGAAGACCGTTCTAAGGGTCGGGATGTGTTCCAAGACTGGTGTACAAACTATTACGACTTGGATGAACGAGTATGGAGGAGAATGATAAACAGCAATTTGATATCTATTGAAGAATAAATATAAATACATTTACATATGAAAGTAGTTTTAAGTCTTAGCGGTGGATTGGATAGTACGATGCTTCTTATGTATTATCTTGCTCAGGGTGCAGAAGTTCACGCATATAGTTTTAGTTATGGTCAAAAGCATAGTATTGAACTTAAAAAAGTAAAGAACAACATTAAGTATCTGAATAAGCTTGGTTATAAAGTGAGACATCAGATTATAGACTTGAAAGATGTCTTCAGTGACAGTGCAAGTAGTCTTCACGAAGGAGGTGAGGCGATTCCAGAAGGACACTACGCTGGAGAGAATATGAAGAGTACTGTTGTTGAGAACAGGAATGTAATCTTTAGTAGTATCATTTATGGAAAGGCCCTCAGCTGGGCAAACAAGACAAACAGCAATGTAATAATCTCACTGGGAATCCACGCGGGAGACCACACCATCTATCCAGATTGTACTCCAGAGAGTCAGCAGGCAGCAAAGCACTTGTTTGAGATTTCGAATTGGAATAGCGACAGGGTTACTTATGAAGCTCCGTTTGTGAATATTGATAAGGGTGAAGTTTTAGCCTGTGGTGTAATGAGCATGCAAACGATGAAACTGACCAAGGCACAGCAGAAACATATTTTAGCAAACACCCACACCTGTTACAATCCAGATGAGAAAGGAAGGAGTTGTGGAAAGTGCGGTAGTTGTACTGAGAGACTCGAAGCATTCGAAAAGTGTCATCTGAAAGATCCGATAAAATATCAGTAAACAAATCAAAACAAGCTAAAATTTAAGAGTTCTTCCTAGATCTGATAAAGAATATTGATCGCCGGAAGAACTCTTAAAATTTAATGTATTTTTAGGTTATGCCCACTGTCTGTATATATTACGAAAAAGTCGGGTTGATTCCTCACGATACTGGCTTTTTTCCATAGCAAGTTTAATCTTTGAGAGAAACTTCAACATATTATTACGATTTTCTTTAAGATAATCATAATTGAAATTACGGAGAAAAATCGGAGCGTCTGATGCACTTAACTGGCTGATTCCTTCGGCCCTGTGAGCAATCGTCCAGGCTTCAGCAGAACAAACATATCCAGGCATCATTTTAGCAGCGGCTCCGCCATATACAATATCAGTCAAAACATCCCTGAACTTCATAATTTCTCTTTCTTTAGTGGCCCTGGATAATTTTTCAATCATATTATCGACAGCGGACTGATTGATTTTAATCCGGTCTCTTTTCACTATGACATCGTCCATCTTGGTGTCATATATGTTAATTCTATATATGGGAACTTTCTCATTTTCATCTCCGGATAACGACCACTCCGATGGGACTTCCAGATGGAATTTTGGGAGATTCGCAAAGTAGAGTCTAAAGATATAAGACAAAAATTCCCCCGAGTGTTTTATAAGACCACCAGTGTCATCATATGTCATATCATAAAGTTCTGCAAGGATTTTGTTCCAAGCACACATATAATTAAGATACTCAACTGGGTTTTTGGGTTGAGGTAATGTTAAAGAAGCATTCAAGTCTTTTATTTTATCTTCTATATCACCAGCAAAAAGACTCTCGTCAACATATGTTTTAATGTTTTTCATTAATCGAACTTCTCTATATTGTTTATACAAAAATCGTAATCTATGTTATTAAACTTAAAAGTAACATCAAAGGTTAATGCATCGTTCCTTTCTATTTTAGAATAATCAAAATCGATTCCATCTATACCACTCATATACACATCCATCAGTTTAACTCTTCCTATAATAGCACCAGTTTCAGATAGCAGATCTATAACAAACACAGGGTCACAAGGGTAGTCGAGAGGCTTGCAAATTCTATAAAAAAGAGTTTCATAAAGCATAAAGTAGTTCATGAATCCCTGGTTGTAACGAAAAGTCACTTTAAACTCTTTATTTATTCTATCTAGTGGATTATCTGAACCATTATAGGTAATATCAGTCTTTGGTTCTATGTTTATCTTACCGAGTGAGGTTCCAGTTCTACCAGAGCGTTGGATACTGTTTGTCGAATGCTGTATCTGCTGGATATTCACATCTGATATTCCAGGAATTGAAAATCCGCGAATACTTTCGTTTAAATAATCTATTGGGGTGTTAACTACTGCAGGTTGCATGCTAAGATATTTGGCATACTTCTCTTCAACTTCCTTTGGAAGGAAGTCTTTTGGAAATGTAAACTTTGCAAGATCAGACCTAGGACTAAGACTTAACATGTTAAAAATTAATTATTTACAATACAGAATCACACGCGCCCCTTAAAGACGACGATGCGCTTCTAATGTATGAAACCGCCTGCTGCCATCCGTCAATAGTCCTCCACTTGTTGGATGTAGACATTACTATGCCTCGACTTTTATGTTGAAAGACTATAAGAAATGTTTTTGAAGCAGTTCTTCCAGTGGCTACATTCGAAGCGGTTACTCGCACGGATATCCAAGGGCCGAAATCCGATACTTCACAAGACATGTCGTTCGATTCTACTCCTTGTTTTACAGCTTTACCAAAGGTAAACGCACCAGTAACCTCAGGACCTAAATAATCAAGATAACCGTTCTTCGAACCCCAACCCGGAACAAAAGTTCCAGTATTGCCAGCCATACGCTTGTCTGTCATAGATTCATTCGTTGGTTCTTCTACGCAAAGTATAGCATCATATTTAGTTTCATCAATCATACATATATAATAAATAAAAAGAAAAGCCCTCTCAACAAGAAGGCTTTTCATATTACTGTTTTCAAATTAGCACAGGTTATTCAGGTTACTCTCCTTCAGCATTATCATTGTCGTTTGAAGGTTCGTTTGAAGGTTCGTTTGAAGATTCGTTTGAAGGTTCGTCTTCTTTGCCTTCTCCGCCGGAAACAATTTCTTCAACCAGAGAACGAACGTTAGTCTTTGTAATCAATCCCTTACTATATAGTTCATCAACGGTCAGAGAACTGTCATCAGCTGCAGCGAGACCAGTCACTGTAATCAAAGTAGCATCGGCCAATTGTTTATATTTATTATCTGCCATAGTATATATAATTTATTTATTCTTGTTTTTTGATTCCTTTTTCATCAATCACCTTATCATCGAGAACATAACGAGAAACCAGGAATACTTTTTTACCGTTTACACATACTCTCCAATTGTTTTTAGAGGTCTTTTGTACTGTAACCGCCTCTGGATCAACGTTATACGCTTTGCACATACCGCAGAACTCTCTATATCGTCTCTCGGTGCTGTTGATGTTTCCTTCGGAAATGATATAATCCTTTAGAGAGATTAGATGGCTTTTGGATTCTTTCAACTGTCTGACTTTATATATGATACCATCGATAAAACTCAAGATATCATCCATATCACTTTCAAGTGCAGAACTACCAGCAAGAAATTTCTCACGGCCGATTTCACATATTTCCTTTAATGCCTCCAGGTATTCAAGAGCGGTCATAGACTTACCATCAAGAACATTTATATATTCATTTATATTTTCATGTTCGCCGATATAATCTTCTATAAGTTTATCTACCTTCTCAGGCATCTCATCATAGAACTCATCTAACGCCATGTGCTTCGAGTAACTATCTGTTTTGAGGTGTTTCCTCCAGGTAGCTACAACGCTTTGCTGAAGAGTTCCGAACAATTCTTCTACCTTATTAATTTCCATATTATATATTCATTATTTATTTATTTATACAATCAATTATAGCAGCTCTTCTATTGGCTATGTATCCAATCAGTTGATTTTCAAACACGATCCAATCACCTAAAACAGTTTCTGATTCGTTAAGTGCCTGAGCTATTTCTGCCAGGGTGGTTTTGTGCTTGAAGCATTCTTGAACGTCTTTTTTGTTTACGTTCACTGACAGTTCACTGAGAGGTTTAGGCATCTGACTTTCTGTTGTGTGATAAGATGCAGCATCGCGAACGTAAGCTTCGATCCCGGTAGTATCAGTAACCCTAGGGTCTCCCACTTGTTCAGGAGCCGAAGACTGTTCTTTAGTTTCATCTATGCTATAGAGAAGGTATACCGTGTCACCGTTAACAATTCTTTTTTCTCCGGCCAGTCCGGCTTTCTGGAAAAAATCTGCCGGTGAATAATAACCTGCCGGTCTTGAATCAAAGCCCCCGGCGAATGTAAACGGATCTACACAAAACTTTTCCCAGCGCTGCATACTGTAGCCAATCAGACTTCCTGTGATGATATACTTCCAGGTATGTTCAGGATAGAACTCTTGAATCTTTGGGTCGGAGACGATGTCCATATGTGTGTCGGAGACCAGACTGAATATGTTATTGTATTCTCTTACAACATCGTCCAGTAGTTCTGGATGGTCTGAAACGACATCCTTATACGATGCTGGAGCAACACCTTTTTCAATCAATTCAAAAAATTTGTTTCTCATTGTGTTATATATTTATTCGTTGACAACATCACCTAATTTAGAAATCAAATCATCTATCTTTTCTGCGGCAGTCCTTTCTTCGTCGCTGATATATGGATTTTTCATTCGTTTTGAAATAGCATCCCAGAAGCCCTGGAGAGTATATGTGATAAGATTTCTCATATCTTTTTCTTCCCACTCCTGTTGCATCCAGGTTTCAGCACATTTCTCAACGGTTTTCAGCGGCTGGCGAACCTCGTTTATGATTTGTTTCTTTATGTAATCAGAAAACTCTGCGTACTTTTTAGTATTCATTGCCTTAGTTATTTATTTTAACAATCTTTAAACGCCCGCTTGCAAACCTCAATAATGTTTTTCATTGAGTCTTGTTGTTCTTTATCAGCATCATCATATGTCAATTCTTCTTCTAAAGTGTCAATTATAGATGTCAGAATATGTTTTACAGCATCTGCATAAGATCCTACGCGACGATCATAAGGCCCGGACCTTACAAAAGATCCAACATACTGAGCAATATCTCTAGGATTTATGTTGCTCTCAGATAGTAATGCTTCTTTAATTTTTTCTGGGAGACCTTTATGCTTAGTCCCTGCGAATGATTTCAATTCTTTATTAGTCATATCAGATTTTGCTATTTTTACTGCTTCAGGATCGGCGTCTTTTTCAGCGAGCTCGCCTTTACGAACCGCCCAAGCCTGACCCATGAGCTTCTGTTGTGCTTTGGATACCGCCGGCATTACTTTCCAAAACTTTTATTTAAAACTCCAATGAGTGTTCCCCAGTCACCGGCTTCAGCCTCTTTCTTATACTTATCGAGGATGCCGTCGACGATGTCTTTCATTTTATCTTCATCCAGTTTGTCTCCGAATACTTTTTCGAATTTGGCTTTAGCGGCTGCACGGAAACTCTTTTCATCGGTTATAGACTCGTCTTTGCTTGATTCTTTCACTGCATCTTCAGCTTTCTTCTTTGCCTCTTCGGTGTCTTTTTCAAGTTTTTCAACTAAATATTCTTTAAGGTTCATATCATTTAATTATTTATTTTTATATTTCTGATATAATGTTTGTAATTCTACTATTTTCTGCAATTTATCTACGTCCGTGAATTTAGATATATTTTCTGTTGGATACATCAAACTCATGAACTTTAAAATAACGTCTTTTTGTTTTTTAAGATACTCATCGGCGAAATTAAAATCTGCACTCAATAAATCTATTATGAATTTTTTATTCTTTTCGGAGCCCATTGATTTTAAAACAGCAGACAAGTCTCTATCAAATGATTCTTTTTTGTTCCATCTGGTCATCTCTTCTAGTAATATATAAAGATCGTCGGAAGCTAATGCTTCTATGATAGCAGACTTGCTATATGAAATCATATCTACCATCAAATTCTCATTATATATATCATTAAGACTTGTAAGGATATCCATTGCCTTACGATCTTGTTTGAGATATTTAAGTATCTTGTTGAGGATTGAATTTCTGATGTTTCCTTCGGACATACCATAAGATTTAGCAATATCTTTGGATTTTTCTCTTTTATATCCGTTAAGACCAAAGTACCTATAAAAGATATTCATGTCTCTTTGGGAGAACTTGCTCTCTAAAAGTTTATAAAGGGACTTCCAATCGGCTTGTTCCTCTTTTGATAATTTATCTTCTGTACCTAAAGCCGCGAGTCTATCGTTTTTAAATTCTCCTTCGTCGTCGCGCGGGATTCCGTCTAATGAAACAGCATCCATAAGAGCACTACCGTATTTGTTATAGGTATAAGAACTACCTCCAGAAAGACTATGGCTTAGAGAATTGATATCGTTGAGTATCTGCTGCCTGACTCTGTATCCTACGTATGTCTTAAACGAAACGGTTTTTTCTCCGGATTCTGCAGACGACTTCCAATCGTTCATAGCACTGGTAAGTCCTTCTAGACCTGCGCTGATTAACGAAGACTTATCTAATCTGCTTTTCCCAACGAACTGATTTATAATAGTATAAACCAACGGCATATACATTTTTGCTACTGCATTTCTCCCAGCTGGTGTTTTAAGATCGATAGTCAGATCGTTCATAGAAAGACGACCGAGTTCTAGTGCCTCTCTTTCAGCTGCTGACATCATTTGAGGAAGTAATTTAATATCATTACCTAAGTCTTTTAAAGAATCTCTTAAGTCTTCCATCTGTTCTTCACTCATATCATACTTTGTACATAAGTGTTTGATAGAGCTCTTGCTGGAATTTTTAATGTCATTTATATCGTTTTTACTAAGAATGTTGTTCTTATATGTTAAGTCAATAACAGTCTGAACTTTAGCCGGGATGCGTTTCTTAACTTTATTGATAAAGTTTGTAATCTCAGTCTTTAGCAAAGATTGATTTTGATAAGAATCACGCTCTGTTAATATGGATGTAAATTTATTCATAAAATAGTTCTCTATGATTATAAAAATAAACTTTATGTATAAATAAGTTTAGGTAAATTTAAATAACAAAAATAATTAGATATATTTTTATATGATTATATATCGATTTATAAAGTATTTTCTAATGACGCTGAGGTTTAATAGAATTATCAAAAGCGTCGATTCTGCAGAGCATCTTTGGAGTAATTTAGGGAAGATGTTGAATACTGATTTTAAAACGGATTGGATAGGAAGATCATATGCAGTTATTAATCCATCTGTATCTAAAAATGAATATGATGTAAATTCTCAGATTTTTGAATATGGTCAAGATGGACTTTCTGATCTACCTGGGGTGGAAAACTGGATTATGAAGAGATTAATGATAGCCCAGAACTTTATCCAAGCGCAAAATCTATTTGATATATTGACTTACAAAATTAAAAAGATTGATAGTTATAACAATTACTTGCTTATATTTCAAGCTGTTCCATTGGATGATACTATTCGATATTTTAAACATTTTCTAATTTTTTTGTTAATTATCGCTATTTTAACAACAACGGCATTAATTGTTTTTTAAATAAAAAAAAAGACCTCAATGAGGTCTTTTTTATTGATTGTTTAATATTAATTATTAAATCAGTCCATCTTTACCATCGAGTTTAATAGTTGAAAATATCTGGCCGAATTTCTTAGATATAATTTTTACAAACTCACTGTAATCAGGCCAATCCTTAATATCACGGATTCCATATCTCTGAAGAATCGGTGTAACTTTGGAAACAAATGCATTTTTACCAGCTGGACTAAGTTTATCTATGGACTTAGAATACAGCATCATAGACACATAAGCTTCTGTGCTTGCAATCTCAGCAAGGAATGTATTTTTGAATATATCCATAATATATGTTGCCATCTGGTCATTTCCTTGTGTGGTTATGAACTTAGCTAAGTTAGTCATTTCTTCAGATGTAGGAAGCTCAGGGTGTGCGGTTATGATCAGCTGTGAGAGAGGAAGAGCAACCTTTCTAATAATCTTAGAATCTACTCTTAAACCAGCACCGCCGGTTTTCCAAACCCCTTCAATAACAGAATCGAAATCACCCACACTACTGATCACATTTAAGAATGCCAAGAAACTCTCGCAAGCATCATTAGTCACATTACCCTGGAATGCTATACGAATCATCTCTGGCGGAATGTTCATAATTGTTCTAAAATCACTCAGTGGTGCATCGATATCCAATTCATTCTGTGCGATGTCTGCAAGTTCCATCATGGCCTTGGTCCAAGATCTAGGCGTACACATCACAGCGCTTGATGCATCAGAACTCTCAAGATCTGGATTTGGATCGTAATAGTAATATTTTCCTCCACTCATATTCTCGCTTTCTGGAAGACTAAGCCATTGTAGAAGAAGTGGTGACATGAAACCTTGTTTTTCAGCCCAGCCTTTCCAGGTGCTGACTGATGGCTGGTAATAAACATGTTTGAATCTATTCATCAGAGCCATTCCGTTTGAGAAGTTTTCATTAGGGTCGTCTTCAAGACGGTTAGAAGCGGCTATGATTGCCCATCCGCTTCCGAGTTTATAACCTTCGAATAGACCTTCGTTTATAATAGGAAGAATAACGTTCTTCGCTTGCGGATTGGCTCTAGAAAGCTCGTCGACAAACAGAAGTCCAGTTCCTAATTTTCTATCTCGCTCCGCATCAATTTCAGCGTTGCCTGATACTTTATACATAGGCAACCAAGTCTTTAATACGTCATGAGCTCCGGTTTTTTCTCCGGTTTCTGGGTCGATAACATAATCAGGAAGCGAGAATGATTCTCCGGTCTCATTTGCAAGAGTCTTAACTATAAGTCTAGCGTTCGGATCGATTTCCTTTATAGCTGTAGAGATGATTGCTGTTTTACCAATACCAGGAGCTCCCCAGATACAAAGTCTACCAGCTTGACCGCGAGTCCTCCACGCTTGTTTTATAAGCATTTTAAGCAGTTTATTATCTACAACTTTAAGTCCGTTCGGATCATCGGCTTCAAGCTTCACCTCACAGAGGTTTGCAATCTGTTCATCGGATGCCTCTTTAATATTCTTACACATATCCCAAAGATAGTCTATCTTGTTTTTGTATCTGGTATATGCTGCAAGCTTAAGAGCCCCAGAAACATTATTTTTTAACCCACAAATCTTTGCGTCGTCGTTGTTCAGATGAATAAATGTAGTGGATGGATCTATGGCTCCTGCTTTATAAGCAAACCCCATGGTAGGAGGAAGGATAACCGGCTCCGGGGTTCCTTCGTTGTCTACAGGGACTACAAAGTAGTTACCTAGCTTCACAACCAACCCCTTTAAATACTGCCAAGCTTGTTTGAATTTGTTTTTAACTATATTAAACAAATCCTTTAGGCTTTCGTCAATCATAGTAGAACTGATATCCTCTATATTAGACTCTACATATACATCCAAAGGTTGTCTAGAATTTAATAATTCTTGAATATTTTTCATAATAAAATTGAATAATTTATTCTTGTTTGATATTTATTATAAAAATAATCTTATCATAAACGAATGGAAAGGATCCTCGGAATAGATCCATCTATTAATAGCACCGGTCTCACTCTTTGGGACAAGTCTACAAACGAGTGTATATATTATATAATAGTATCAAAAATGACTAATAAAATGAAAAAATTTAAACATAGTCGTTTTAAATACTTACCTTATGATAAAATCACACCGGGAACATCTGATGACTACAGTATAAAGGAATGGTATAAAACTAAAAACATATGCGAAATCTGTGATAAAATCAGAGAAGTCATTGAAAATGAACAAGTTACCTCGTGTGTCATGGAGGGTATTTCTTATGGTAGTGTAGGCAGCGCAGCTCTAGCAGATCTTGCTGGGCTTAATTTTTCTATCAGACAAACCATTCTCAACCAAGGAGTAACCTGCACTATAGTATCTCCAAATCAAGTAAAGTTATTTGCTACTGGGAAAGGCAATGCTCCAAAAGAGGCAGTAGTTGATACTTGGGAACATTGCGACCCAGAGTTTTCAAAGGTAAATATTAAGATAGATGACGTAGCTGATTCTTATTTTATAGCCCATATGGATAGTTTAAAAACTTGATCTAAAGTGTTAACAATATTATTATTTGTTATCATGGATCAAGTAATTAAAACAATGTTGGAGTCTTGGGGATTGGCTGGTGCCATCATCATAGGACTTGGATATCTCATATATATTCGTATAAAGGATGTGAAAGATCATTCAAAAAATACGAAAGTCATTGAGACATCGATAGATAATCTATCTCAAAAGGTAGATGATAAATTTGTAGTAACCAACGAGAGAATAGATATTATCAATAATAAGGTTGATAGTAACTTTGAACTCACAAAGAAAAGATTTGAAACGGTTGAAAAAACATTAGAAAATCAACCAAAAACAATAATGTCTCAGATCAATGATAAACAAGCAGCAGAAGAAGCAGACCATCACAAAAAGTTCATAGGACAACTGACCAACGCAAGTAAATTCAATAGGATTCTAGGTTCATATATAAAAAGTATCGGTTGTGACCACATTTTCGTAGGTAACTTCCATAACGGATCCATGTCTCTCACTGGAATTCCATTTTGCAAATACGATCTAGTAGCGGAAAAATTCAAACCAGGATATCGCGAAAGTGATGTTGAGTTCAGTCCAATATACAAAAATGCAAATATATACAATCACGGAGATCTCCCTATATTTTTAGTACAGAACAAATATGTTTATTTTAGGATAAATGAAGATCAATCATCAGATCTGGAAGATGTGGATGATATCCTCTATCGTCGTTGCGTGGGGAGAGGTATCAAACAAATCATGATCCACATGCTTTATGATAAAGAAGGCAGTCCATTTGGATTTGTGGGATGTGTTGATTATGACTATGATGAACTGAACGCTGCAGAATTAGCCCAATGTGCAAAAGAACTTGAAATAATATACGAAAACTAATATGAATACCAAAAGTAAAATCCAACTAATCAGAGAAGAACTTGAAAAAAATAATATGTTCAAGACTGGAATCAAACAAATCGTAGATGAGTATCGGGTTATTGATAACATATTTAAATTTTCAAACGGCTGTGTAGAAGAATGTCAATCCGGATATTTCGTTTCTGAACAAGAATATCAGAACGTAGAAGACATGTTCGAAAATCTTACTTGTGATAAAGCTGTAAGAATAATTGAAAATCAAAGGTTTGTTATAGGAACTGTATATAAAAGACTTAAAGATTGTCCAGCCAATTCTGAAATTGCATATATAAACTAACTTAAAATAATTTAATATGCCTGTAGATAAAAGTCAGTTTATAAAACAAGTTAAAGATGTCTTCACTAAAGGCATGAACGATGCCTTTGTTGAAGGTATGAAAGCTGGTATTAAATCAGAGTCTCCGGTATTTTCCGATGAGGTGGTCACCGCCGAATGGGAAACTACTATACAAAAAATGGCTCAAACCGCAGCAGACGCAGCTACTAAGATATTTGTTGATGATGTCACTGAAAAACTAGTAGATGCTATTGATACATATATAAAATTGATTTTAAAAAATACAGTATCTACAACAGCAATAGTTACTTCTGGTAATGGTGCCGGTGGATCTGTTACTATTAAACCAGGTGACCTACACGTTCAATAAAAAAGATAAAAAGTTAAACATGAGTTATATTAAAGAAAATAGCCTTGGGGAAGAAAGGCGCTGGGAAAACTATGATGAAATAACTTGTCTTGATGGAGAAGTTATTGATATGAATAAACTTTTAGAAGATCAAGAAAGAGCCAAGGCCAGTCTTGCTGTACATGCTCCGGCTTGGGGAGGACTTCTTTCTAAACTTAGGTTTGTATATACTTTTAAAGTAGACACACAGGCAACCGATGGAGAGTTTATTTTTGTTAATCCGCAGTTTACATATCATCTGGATAATACTGGTAAAGTGTTCGTAATGGCCCATGAGCTGTTACACTGCTTGCTGCAACACATGAGAAGAGGCAAAGGACACGACCCTGAAAAATCAAACATAGCCGCAGACTACGAAGTTAATGCAACTATTGTAGACTTAGATCTTGTGCGAGCAAGTACAATTCTTTCCATAGGGGCACTGTATGACAAAAAATACACGGGGATGGGTTATGAAACTATATATAATTTAAACCCTCCGATGCCCGGTGGCAAAAGTATGCAAAATCAACAAGGAAACCAATCAGGACAGAGCGGACAATCAGGACAGAGCGGACAATCAGGACAGAGCGGACAA